GAAGTATTCGATGAGCAGACCGGCCAAAAGATTCTTCGTCCCGTCGCTGCATGGACTAAGGTCAACGCGGGTACTTCCTTTGACGATGAACGTGTGACGATTGGTACGAACGGTGTGGGCTCAGCAGCTACCAACTTCTTATCGACAAAGTTCGTTGGTAAGACGTGGCAGAATGGCAAGCTGATCCAAGTCGAATGTAAGGATGGTGCAGAAAAGACTGACGTCAAAGAAAAGCAAAAAGACGGCAATGGTACTGAGGTGGCTTTCATCGCTGACTTTAGTCTCTTTGAAGTCGATAACCTCGCTGAGCTCGACACGGTCGCTTTGATCGAAGATCGTTTGATTAGCTTACAAATGGCATTCCCTGAGATTGCATTTTCTTTTAACAAGCGTCGTATCAAAGTGACTGACTTGAAAAAGTATGCTGCACTCTACAGCGAGTCATGCGTAATCGAAAAGTCAAGTGACTTGTCATTCTTCTTTGCTCCGTCAGAAGATGGCTTCCGTACGAATAGCTATGTGAATGGAGTCAATACTCGGCAGGGTGGTAACTACGTAGACTTCGTAGTCAATAACGTTGTCGATGAACTCGTCTCTATGATCAAACGAAAGCATAAAGTCGAGGTAGCTAAGACGACAATCAAGGGTGGTCTTACCTTCATTAAGTTTGCTCGTAACTTCACCAACCCGAAGTTCGACAGTCAAACAAAGGAACGGCTGACAAATCCCTATGGCAATATTAAGGATCACATTGAAAAGGCAGAGGTCAAAGATTTTGCGACATTGGCTCGTAAGATTATGCTTACGCCTGACATTATTGATCCTATCATTGAGGCTCAGCTGGCCAAGAAGATTGCCGCTGACAAGCGAGCAGCAACACTAGCTCAAAAGAAATTACGTAAGGCAAAGGTAGCTAAACATATCTCAGCTAATCGAGATAGTGCTACTCTGAAGATCGTGGAGGGTGACTCGGCAATGGGCTTCCTCCTGAAAGTGCGTGATCCTAATAAGGTGGGTGCTTACCCTCTTCGTGGCGTGATTATGAACACGTGGGATATGGCACCGGCCAATGTATTGAAAAACAAAGAGCTCAGTGAGTTGGTTGCGGTATTGGGTCTCGACATCAACAATCCAGACAGTGTCGATGATATGACCTATCGCAATATTGCAACTCTGACCGATGCTGACCACGATGGGATTGGCCACATTAGTCCTCTACTCATCGCGTTCTTCTATAAGTTTTGGCCAAGGTTACTACATGAGAAGCGAGTTAAAATCACTCGTACACCAATCATGATCTCGACCAAAGGCACTGAGATTAAGTGGTTCTATACTTATGAAGAGGCCAATGAGTTCAAGGCAGACAATGCTGGATGGAAGCACCGATACATTAAGGGATTGGGTTCACTCCAAGAAGAAGAGTACGATAGCATTATTAATGATCCAGTCTATGATACAGTGACTGTTGACGATGCCTCAATATTTCAAATGATGTTTGGTAATGATTCGCAATTGCGAAAGGAGTACATGTTCAATGGTTGATCTTACTACGTTCACCGCTGAAGAAGTTAACACTAACGACTATCCAATTTCAAAGGTCGCTTCGAATGAGTGGTTGTCCTTTGCAAAGTATACCGTTGAGGCACGAGCCATTCCTAATATGATCGATGGAATGAAGCCGGTCCAAAGATTCTATCTCTACTCTTCGATCCTCAACTCAAAGCGAGATTTCAAGAAAGTCTCAGCGGTGAGTGGTATTATTAGTGACTATGGCTATAACCACGGTGAAGCTTCTGCGGCCGGTGCAGGCCAATTGATGGCAGCCGAATGGAATAACAATCTTTGTCTTATTGAAGGGCGAGGTTCATTTGGAACTCGACTTGTTCAAGAAGCGGGTGCTCCTCGTTACGTCTATACTCGACTTCACTCAAACTTCGATAAGTACATTAAGGATATTGACTTATCTCCAAAGCACGAAGATCCAGAGCACGAGCCTCCAGCGTTCTACCTCCCTACGATCCCTCTCGTCTTGGCGAATGGGACCAAGGGTATTGCTACTGGCTTTGCTACTAACATCTTACCCCGCGATCCAGAAGATCTCCTTCGAAAGTGTGAAGACTATATTGTAACGGGTAAGATTACTCGAAAGCCAAAGATTAAATTCCCAGAGTTCTCGGGTAAGGTAATGGCAGATCTTGAGTCTGATAATAAGTGGATCGCTTATGGTGTATATGAGAAGACATCTAAGACTGTTCTTCAGATTACTGAAGTGCCCTATGGCTTCGACCGCGAAAGCTATGTAAAGGTACTCGATAAACTTGAAGATGATGGTGATATCGTAAGCTATGATGACCTCTGCGATAAGAATGGTTTCCGATTTGAAGTGAAACTCAAGTTGGCTACTTCGGCAAAATGGAATGATGCTAAAATCGTTTCTAAGTTTAAGTTGAGTAAGTCCTTTGCCGAAAATCTTACAGTGATTGATTACGAAGGTAAGCTACGAGAGTATGATGACCCTCGCCAATTGATTATTGATTTTTGTGATTACCGCTTAGGTGTTCTTCAAAAGAGAATTGAGCTTCGACGAGAAGAGGCTCGCGAGCTCGGTGGCTGGCTCAATGTAAAGATGCAGTTTATCCAAGCAGTACTTGACGACAAGATTATCTTTAAGAACAAAAAGAAAGCAGCAGTAGCAAAACAGATTCTCGCTGTTACCGATGCGACCGATGATCAAATTGACAGGCTGCTTCGTATAAATATTATGAGCTTGACTGATGAGATGGTAAAAGAGCTCAAGAAAGAAATTGGGCAAGCCCAGAAAGATTACAACTTCTGGAAAAAAGAAACACCACAAAATCAGTTTATCTCTGACCTCGACGAATTACGGAATCAAAAATGATTACAAATTACCTCTCGCCTGCAAATTTTATTATTAGTATTGATAGAATTCCTAATGTTGAGTTCTTTACTCAGACACTTTCAATTCCTGACGTAAGTACCTCACCAGTAGAAGTGGCCAATCCGCTCAAAGCATTATATGCAACAGGCGATCGATTAGCTTATGGGGATCTCGACCTCAGCTTTGTTGTTGATGAAAATATGGAAAACTACCTCGAGATTCTCAATTGGCTCGAAGGTGTTGGTACACCGGACAGTACAGACCAGTTTAAATTATTGCAACAAGGCGATGGATTGGTGAGTGATATTCGAGTATTGATTATGAATAGTCACAAAAATCCAAACATGGAATTTGTTTTTACTAACGCTTTCCCAACAAGCCTTTCATCTCTCGAGTTAGATCTCGCTACTTCAGATATTACTTATCCTAAGGCTAGTGTTACTTTCAGATATGACGATATGAAAGTACAAAGAACCGGTTGACATTTCTAATTTAGTGTGTTAGAATGGTTGGCATGAAAAGTCCAATTATCTTACATCAATTTTTTAGTAATGAAGAAATCCAAAAGATTTTAGATTTACAATCAGACGGCACGTTTGAGAATGGCGAAGTAATGAATTCTCGCCAATCAAATCTCAACACTCAAGTTCGTGTCGTTAGGACTTTAGCGTTAAACCCCGATAATTATCCTTGGCTTACGCAATCTATTTACGATGCAGTAGTATCTTATAACAACGATTGGCATGACATCACTCATGTAAGTCAAATGAATTTGTTGAAATATAACGTTGGTGGCAAATATAACTGGCACGCTGATGTAAATTGGGATATGGTAGAAGCACCTCAACGTAAGTATACCGCGGTCGTTCAACTTTCAGACCATAGTGATTATGAAGGTGGAGAATTGCAATTGCGCGGCCATAGTCCACACGCAATGCAACCAAAGGGAACGATGATAATCTTCCCGTCTAATTTAAATCATAGAGTAACGCCGGTGACGAGTGGTAGAAGGTGGTCATTAATTACGTGGATTAATGGACCTTATGTTCCCCGGCGACATGAAGTATGGCAGTAGGAGTTTATTATGAGCACTGAAGATATCAGTGAAATGTGGTCACGGGATTCTCATATTGATGAGACAGATCTCGTTGCCGAGTCTCGTCGCATCCCATCTCTGCACAGCAAATACTATAACCTATACTATAAAGAGGTTTTACGTATTAAGAAGCTTAAGGCTGATTACAAAGAGCTCGAGTTTGCAAAGCGAGAATACTATGATGGGTCAATGGCAGAGGAAGATCTCAAAGAACGTGGATGGCGACCTTATCAAAAGAAAGTCTTGCGGAATGAAGTTGACAAGTATATCCAGGCAGACAAAGACATTATTAAAATGAGTCTTACGATTGATTACCATACCGCTCGAGCAAACTATTTTGAAGATATCATTAAGACCATTCACTCACGTAACTTCATTATCAAGTCAATGATTGATGTTATGAAGTTCCAGGCCGGTGATTTTTAATGGATCAAAGAACAAAGCAAATCCACAAAGAGACGTCGATACAAATAGCAACAGGGATAGCGATTAATTACCCGCTGAATCTCATGTTGCTTTATTTCTATATTGAGATACTCGGCATACTTGATCCGGTTATGCTTGGAACTCTTGTCACTCTTGTAATGACCTTTGTAGCTTACACTCGAATCTTCATCATTCGATCCTACTTTTCCAAAAAGAATAAATAATAAAAAGGTGAAGGAATTGGATATATCATGGGTGATGTTGTTAATGTCGAATATTTGAACGCTGTGAATATGAAGGTCACTGCAGATCCAAGTGTTCGTCAAGAAATATCTGAGTATTTCTCATTCAAGCCAGAAGGGTGGCAGTTCCATCCTAAGGTAAAGGCTCGAGTGTGGGATGGACTCATTCGACTTTATCAACCCATGCGCCCTACACTTTACGTAGGGTTACTTCCTAAGCTTCGAGAATTTTGTGAAGCCCGTGATTATCACCTTAACGTTCCCGATAACATTGGCTTAGACGAAGAGTTCGATGATGACTACCCTACTCAGTTGGCTCAAGAAATTAATTGTAAGTTTACACCAAGAGACTATCAAACAGAGTATGTACTTAACGCCCTGCGTAAGCGCAGATCTTTATCTCTGTCGCCGACATCCTCCGGAAAATCATTAATCATATATTTGATTCAGCAACATTATTATCAGGCGTTTGGTCACCGAACCCTGATCATCGTCCCTACGATCTCTCTCGTACACCAAATGGCAGGTGACTTTGTAGACTATGGGTGTGATGAAAGCCTTATCTACAGGATTCAGGGTGGTGTCGATAAAAACACTAAAGCACCGATTGTCATTTCAACATGGCAATCTCTTATCAAGCAACCTAAAGCTTGGTTTGACCAATTCAGAGTTGTCCTTGGCGATGAGGCTCATACGTTTCAGGCCAAATCATTAACTACCATTATGGAAAAGCTCACTGATTGTGAGTATCGGCATGGCTTTACCGGTACACTGAAGTCGGCCGAATCGAAGACTCATCGCATGGTGCTCGAAGGTTGCTTTGGTGAAGTACGTAAGTATGTTGCTACAAAGGATTTGATGGATAGTGGTACAGTAGCAGATTTTGAAGTCAAAGCGATTGTGCTATCTCATTCTAATGCAGAACGAAAAGTATTTAAAGATGCTTTGCGCAAGGTCAAAGATAACACTCGAAAGTATCCGGCTGAGCGCGAATTTATTGTGAATCATGAGAAGAGGAATAACTTTATCCGCAATCTCGTTCACAGTCTCGAAGGTCAGAATAATTTAATATTGTTTGATCTTGTAGAAAAGCATGGTAAGATTCTCGAACCATTGCTTCGTAAAGATGGCAGGGAGTTGCATTTCATATATGGAAAAACAAAAGGCGAAGAACGAGAAAGGATTAGACACTTGGTTGAAAATGATCCTGATAAGAAACATGACATTTTGGCCTCTTATGGAGTATTTAGTACTGGGGTTAATTTGCGTCGGCTTGATAATGTAATCTTTGCGTCAAGCAGCAAGTCAGAAATTAAGGTGTTGCAATCGATTGGTAGAACACTACGAAAAGGTAATGGATCTGACAAAGCAACACTCTACGACATTACCGACGATCTCAGTGTGGGGTCATTCCAAAATTATACACTCAAGCACTTCCGACAGCGCATTGAGATCTACAGCGACGAACAATTCCCGTTTAAGATTTATACGGTTGACATTTGACACGTTCTGTGTTAGAATAGCACCCTGTTTTAAATAATTCATAAAAGCCTAGGAGGTATATTATGGCCAAGAACTATGTGAATAATAAGAGTCTACTCGAAGCTCTTATTCAATATAAGGCTGATTGCAAAGAAGCAGAAGAGTGTGGTGATCCCACTCCAAAAATTCCAGAGTACATTGGTGAGTGTATTTTTCTCATCTCAACTCGTCTAGCGACTAAGCCTAACTTTTCTGGATATTCGTATAAGGATGACATGATCTCAGATGGAATTGAGAATTGTATTCAATACATTCATAACTTCGATCCCGAAAAGTCTCAGAATCCTTTTGCATACTTTACTCAGATCATTTGGTTTGCATTCCTCAGGCGTATTCAAAAAGAGAAAAAGCAAATGTACATTAAGTTCAAGTCTTCTCAAGCCATGATGACCGAGGCTGCGATCATGGACTCGAACGAAGTACAAGTACAACTCAACGATCCACCCGAGTATATCGCCGAGTTCATTAAGGAGTTCGAAAGTAAAATTAAAAAATAGAGAGGCTAATGGCAGAATCAGTTAGTGCAAAAAGACACCTGGCAAAGACACTTACATGGAGAGTAGTTGCCACAACAGACACATTTCTTTTAGCTTGGTTGATTACCGGCGAGCTCGATTGGGCGGGTATGATAGCAGGTTTTGAAGTAGTAACTAAGATGGTATTGTATTATTACCACGAACGTATGTGGTATCGCTACATACCGTTCGGACTAAAGGATCGTAAATGAAAATAGCAATTGTAACGGACATCCATATTGGAGCTCGAGGCGACAGTCGAATCTTCGCTGAGTTTCAACGGAAGTTCTTTATGGAAGAGTTCTTCCCTTACCTCGATGAGCACAACATTAAAACGGTGTTCGATCTTGGTGACACGTTTGATCGAAGAAAGTACATTAATTACTTGAGTCTCAAGCGAGGTAAAGAATTCTTATTCGATCAGTTGGCTCAACGTAACATTGACTTCCATGCTCTTGTTGGTAATCATGACACGTACTATACGAATGTAAATGAAGTGAATAGCATGAATCTCTTGCTTAAGGAATATCCAAACTTCAATCTCTACCAAGATAAAGCCGAACACTTGACTCTTGGCTCGACGAAGTTCTTGATGTTACCTTGGATTAGTAAAGAGAATGCTGAGTACAACCTCAAGTTTATCGAAGAGTCAGATGCTAATGTCGTAATGGGTCACCTTGAAATGAAAGGTTTTGAAATGATGAAAGGCTCAGTCTGTACACATGGTCTTGATCTTGGTGTATTCTCGCATTTCCAAGACGTCTATTCAGGTCACTTCCATCATCCATCTCGCTACAAGAATCTCGAGTATCTTGGTGCACCTTATGAGATGACATGGTCAGACTTCGGTGGTAGTCGTGGATTCCATGTATTTGATACTGAGACTCGTGAAATGACTAAGGTTGAGAATCCTAATAAGATGTTCTTTAAAATTGACTATGATGATGAAGACATGACGATTGATGACATTGCAAGTCTCGATACATCGATGTTGAAAGATACATATATCAAGGTTATTGTAAAGAATCGCACTAACGCTTACCTTTACGATCTCTTCATGAGTAAACTTAAT